GCGGCGAGAAGAGTCGTCGCGAGGTTCGTGTCCCATACAACATCCGCACTGATCAATTTCGCAACGAGGCGACTGTCAGCCGTGTCAGAGCCAAGGAAGTCACCTTCGCACATATCAACCAGAGTCGCTGGAAGCTCCATTGGTTGAGTGTCGGAGTAAAGCAACGGGACATTCCCATACTGATGCATCGCATGAAGGCAATTCGGCATGACTCATTACTCCAGAAACCCAGAAACAAATTTTGTGCGTTCGACGAACTACGTCAAGCCCATGATCTTCTTCAGATCGATCTTCGATCCAGCCTTCGGCTTCCGGCCAGGACTGTATGCCGGTTTTTCTTCGACTTCCTCTTTCGCGGGCGCGACAGGAGTTTCTTCTTCCTCGTCGTCTTCGTCCGGAATCTGAATGAACATCGGTGACATTTCAGACAGCAGACCGGACAGCTTCTTCCGCTGCGGCTCTGCCATTTCGCAGGCGCACTCAATCACGCTGGCGAGCAGGGTCGGTTCGATCTCCACCGACTCGAAAATCTTCGTGAATTCAGCGGTGACGGCGTTTGTCAGTTTCTCGGCAGTTCGCTCTGACTCAACGGCGTCCAGGCGATCCTGCAGGTCTTTCGCCGACTTCTTCGCAGCGACAAGTTCCGCCTGCTCAGTGGCTTCGGACTTGTGCTCTTCCAGAATTGACTTGATCAGTTCCGGATGCTTCTTGATTTCTTCCAGTGTGAGCGGCATTTCTTCTTCCTCGATGTGTTCTTCGAAAATCCCATCCGTCGTCGCCGGATTGTTCACAACATCAACTGACCTGATCGACTCGATCGCAGTAACATCAACGTCTTCGCCTTTTTTTGCTTCGCTGGCGTTGATCTTCGCGTTTACCGACATTCCCATGGTCTTCGGTGCGTTCGTTACGTCCCAGACAAACTGGCTCGCCGATCGGTGCTGCGGGTTGAAATAAATCGTCCCGAAGTACCCCTTTCCTTCGCGGTACTCCACGTTCTGACCGACCACGCCAAATTTGTCGTTGTAGTCACGCGCGTCTGCGGCTTTTGCAGGATGATTGATATAAACACGGCTTCCAGCCAGTCTCTGAATCGCAGTCTTCCGAACACCTGGAGTGTCGTAGTTCCGCTTGTTCCGAGAACTCAACCCGAGGAGCTTCACGCCGATGGCGATCCCCTTCTCGGAATCAATGTCTGCAGCGACCACTGATTCGAAAGCGTCTTCAGATTCAATCGTGTCCTGAAGGATCACTTGGCTTCTTCTTTCACTTCAGCAGGCGGCGGAACCTGTGGCTTCGTTCTGCCAGAACCGCCGTTTTGTCCTTTTTTGCATTTTTTGCAAGGCATCATGCTGTCCTTTTGTCAAAACTAGATTTTGACATATTGGCAGATTCGCAGTTTGGACGCAACTGCGAATCTGCCAGATTATTTCCTAGTTTTCGAATTTACCTTGGAAACGCCTTTTTCTGCCATCGGATCGGTTTTCGACTTCGTGATTGGTCCGGGGTCTGGCTTCGCTAAACTGCTTCCGGCTGGCAGATCCAGCTCCGCTGCGAGTTCTGCCTTACGCTGCGCCTGCGTTGATTCCCAGTCACGATTCTCTGTGGACAGCCATGCTTTTCCATCCAGAAGTCCGCGATCAAATAGATCCGCGTTCACGTCGTGATCTTCCTTCCGGTTGCGTGTCTGGACCCTCGGTGGCTTGATCTCTACGGTCACCGCGTCCCAGTCGCCATCCTGAAGATCCATGACGGCTTTTGACGCGGCATATCTGACGGCTTGCTCCAGAATCCTCTCGTCTTCCCGGACCATAAGGTGCTGCTCGAACGTCATGCCCTTATGGAACGGTCCCTCTGAGACCAGCGTCGAGGCGAAGTTCCCCTCGCTGACGTTGGCCGTCAGCATGAATTCAGGGCACCGGAGCCCACTGGAGCACGCGCGAAGGAGGGAGACGAGAACTTCGATGTGATTCGTCGCTCCCTGTCCAGTCTCGGGGAACTCGTACTTGATCGTCGATGGCACTGTGACCACTGCCGGCGACGGAAAATCGTACGTTTCGTTCTGTCCGGATGATCCGCCTCCGGTCTGCTGTGATCTCAGCCATCCACCAACCTGATCAGCGCCTGCGCCTGCCATGATCGTCCGGATCGCTCCGAACGCCGCTTGGAACCCTGATGTTCTCATCAGATTCGAAAGTAACTTCTTCGCCCAGATCAACTCCTCTCGCACCGGCCAGTAGATCGTTAGCCCGCGTGGGTCGTTTGCCATGCAGTTCCGCTTGCGATGCTGGATCAGTGTGCGTTCGCCGGATTGCAGACCTTCGTCGTCAGCGAATGGCGGCAACTGACCCATCGGCGTAGCCACACGAATGTCTGGATACCACGACTGATCAATGAAGTACGCGACCGGGTGATATTTCAGGTCGTTGGTTCTGCGGACGCCGAGCAGATCGACGAACGGATTCTTGTCGCTTTTTGGATCAGGACCAGACTGGTACTGAAAGGTCGAATCCGGGTCATCATCGAGATCTGTGGGTTCCGCGAAATTCAATCGCAGTATCCCGTCGTCGTCGTAGACGATCGTGTCGAACACTTCGCCGTGACGGTCCAGTCGCTGGCTGACTTCTGACTGCCGTGACTTCCAGTCGTTCTCCTTGAACCACTGTTCAAGGAATTTCTGGACCCGTGTAGATGCGCCGGAATCCTCGCCTTCCTTCGGCTTCACCGTCACGACGTGCCCTGTGTCGGCGATGTAGTACGCGCGGTTGTTCATCGCGTTGGACCCCCAGCAGACTCTGGACAGAGAATCCCCGAGGACCATCACGTTGTTGACCGACGTGATTGTTTCGTCGTACGGCTCTTCGCCGCCGTGCGGCAGTTCGTCGCCGTTCGTCTGGGTGCCGTTCCCATCGCACGTCAACTCTTCGAGGATCTCATGGGCGGTTTTCGATGCCGAGATCATCAGTCGGGCTTGGGCAACTTCGAGTTCAGTGCTGTAGTCGTGGATTCGGTTGTTCGCGCGTATCATGGTGATCTCCTGCGAGGGAGATTACCGTTGTTTTATGCGGAACGCAACGTCGCTACTACCATACGAACTGCACCAACTGACCAAAGTGTTCCGTGGTCTCAAAATACATCGGAAGCACCGGCGACGGCGCGTGACACAGGTACGCCTGCGTCTGGATGTACCATTCGATCCGGGATTCCGGGGTGTTCTTGCGGCATTTCTTGCAGCCGGATTTACTCATTGGGTTGTGTCCTCACTGAAATACACATCAGCCTGAATTCTTAATTTCCGAATTTTTTCCGCAATAACTTCCTTGGATTTTTCCATGCTACCTTCGTGAATTCCGATTATGACTGTTGCTTCATGTATATCTGCCAATCTCCATTCCCTGACTGCGTTTAGAAGTTTCAGCAGGTCTTCAGCATCTTTCTTCTTCATTTCCCTTTTCTCCGTTCTTCCCAGTAAATCTCCAGATGCCTAGGTAACTGAGTACACATATCCAGCGAGTCCGGGCCGTCGTCGTGCTTACCCTTCGGCTGCATCCCGTTGAAGTTCCTGAGCTGCTGCACAAGCAGCGATGTGCCGGGATTGTTCAGGTAGCGGAAACGATGACCTTTGATCCAGGGGTCGAGTCGGCGAATTCTGAGGGGCTTCGGCAATGTGTCTACGACCGGGACAATGATATTTCCGGATGCCAGGTATTTCGACAGAGCGTAGTCCGGGTTGTCAGCGGCGTAGCGGAAAATCATGTCGATGAACAGTTCCTGAAACTGCAACGCCTCAATACCGATCAGGTCTCCGGAGATAATGCGGTGGTGCGGCTGCTCGCAGAACAGAAACAGATCCTGCACAATCTGACCTGGCGGGCGTCGGGACATGTCGCAATCGACGAATTTCAGGTCCGATCGGGAGGACTGGGCCACGCATGTGATGGCCGAGTAGTCGCCCTCTTTTTCTTTGCGGCCTTTGCTCGCATCGACGGCGAACATGCGGACGATCTGTGTGTTTTCAAGTGTGAGCGGTGATGGCCAGTCGTCGATATCGACGAAGACGTCGGCGAAGCAGGTTCGGTCCCATTCGACGTCTGTGTTGCTTGATTCCAGCCAGTTTCCGTAAAGGAAGCGGTTTCGTTCCTGCTCAGATAGACCTTCGAGAGTCTGGCGGTATTTCTTGCGGTCGAGGTACACGTTGTCTTCGAGACTGCCGGGAATAAATGTTCCAGAGGTGGTGACGCATTCACTACGTCCGGTCTCGCGAGACACCTCGTACTGCGGGTCGTCGTACCAGGTGATGTTCCCCGCTATGATTTTGAAATGCCGGATGATCCCTGATCGCTCCTTGATCGGGAGCCCAGTGGACTGGTCAATGTACCAGTGAACCCACTTCGCAAGCCAACTATCAGAATCTGGATTGCAGGAGAACCTGAGTGTCGGGCGGATGCCGCATTTTGACCGGCACCGTCCCCACAAAAACTGAACATAGCTCAACGGGAACTCTGTCACCTCATCGAAGTACAGAGCGTCGAACTGACTGCCCTTGAATTCTTCGAGGTTTTTGGCGTACTGACATGCATACAAACCGATCTTTGCGCCGACAGGAAATGTGAAGTTACTTCTCGTGTGATTGAAGACGCCTCCAATCTGACCGTACATGTCCGTGCAGTGGTCGAGCAACGATCCTGACTTCGTCATCTGTGGATACGTGCGTCTGAATATCGCTCCACGGAAGTGCTTGTTCGCATGGGCTCCCTGACAGTGACGTAATGGATCGAGCGTCAGAAAGTGCGTCTTCCCAGATCCTGCAGCGCCGCCGTAACACAACCAATCTGCCGGAGAGCAGAGAGCGTCGTATTGCGGCTGCGAGAGGGGTTGGTCAATGCTCATTCGTACTCGAATTCCCTCTGCACCACAGGACACCAGCAATAAACGAAGCTCTCAATGCCCATCCATGCCACATGAAATACGGGTGCTTCATATCTGATGTGTTTGCATTCGCTTCAGCAAAAAGATGTGCTGCTTTAAACACCGGATCTTCAGCGTCTACTGCGAGACGTACTTCATCGATATTCTGAGGTGTGTTCATAGTCGATTCATTTCGCTGAACTCCGATGAATCCGACGCAACGCCGGTATCACCACTCGGGAAACGACAAAACCCAGAGATCTCGACCTGCGCCATTCACACAGTGTCTCAATTGCGGCGAGACGCTGCGTGAACGCGATCCGATTCCACTTCGCTGCGTGGACACGGCAGAGTTTAGCGTAAAGAGACGTGCCTGATGCTTTTTGGATCACAGGGTTCTGCCTCGAATGTTGATGAAAGCGATCATTCAGGTTCCTTGTGATTCAAAATCACATTGAACATATCCGGATGAATCCGACGTACCAGCCTCATCGACACAATCCGCTGACACTCGTTGATTGATCGCATGAAGTCAATGCTGTCGTGTTGACCTGTGTTTTCTTCCGGAAGCAGGATTAACTTGTCCCATGCCGACGCAAGGAGCATAAGAATAGTCATTTCTTCAGTTGTGATCGTTTTCCCATCTGTGATCATTCCAGCACGTTCTCCGACGTTCCGCCGTTGTGCTGTGCAGCGTTGTACTCCAGCGGAGCACTCACCGGCTCCAATGACACGCCGGTCACGGAACACCGCGCCCCCGACTGCTTCGGGCCTCGCTTCGGTGCGCTGACCGCTGTGACGTGCGCGAACGCCTGCTCACGCGCGGCGGCTTCTGATTCGGCGTTGGTGACGTCCAGGTGGACGATCGCGCGGATACGGTAGTTCTGGCTCATGGGTTTCCTTCGTGGGGAATGGGACTGAGGACTGGGACGGGTTATTCTGATGCTTCGGCGGGCAGTTCATACTGCCCAGAACCGTTGATCACTGTGCGGGTGGCTCTGGTTACGCGAGGGTGGATTGACTCGGGTGGCGACAGTTCAGTCTTAAACTCGTGAACTGCCGATCGCAACAACTCAATCGACGCTGAATCGCCGGGAGGTGTGAGTTGAAGCGTGCCTTCGTCGTGAAGGGTGATTACGAGGTTCGCACGGTCGATGAGGTGTTTGATGTTCATGGGATGATTGTAGTACAATGCGGGAACAATGCAATTGACTTTTTGGTTGATTTTTTTTTGGAATCGGGGGAGTGGCTAAAGTGGTCGATACCCTATACGTCGATTTCGTCGAAAGATCGGCGCGCGGCCGCAGGTCCAGCGCGGCCGCCGATCCCCAGCGCGGCCGCAGGTCCAGCGCGGCCGCCGATCCCCAGCGCGGCCGCAGGTCCAGCGCGGCCGCCGATCCCCAGCGCGGCCGCAGGTCCAGCGCGGCCGCAGGTCCAGCGCGG